GAACGGCAGCTCATCGGCGTAGAAGCCGGCCCGGTTGCGCTGCATGACGATCGCGTTGCCCGCGGGCACCTGCCGGGAGACCAGCACGTCCAGCCCCATGATCTTCTGGGGCAGGGTGCCGGTGTACAGCAGGTTCTCGGACGCGATGTCGCCGATGTAGGGCGCCGCGAACGTGCTGGACTGCAGCAGCGTGTTCTTGGTGCCGTGGTTGATGATCAGCGTGTCGGCCTCGAAGCCGAGCCACTGCGTCACCCCGGACGGGGACACGATGTTGGCGTTCTCGACCAGGAACATGGCCTGCGCCAGGTCGGCCCGGATTGTGGCTGATGCGCTCGCCCAGGTGTTGGCCGCGGCCAGTGTCTGGATCGAGGCGTTAGCCACCACCGCCGAATAAAACGCGGTGTTCCAGCTGTACACCATCGTGTTTTTCACTTGCTGTAGCTGCCTGGCTACAGGATCTACGGCCTGGCGGCGCCGCATCTCGTCGGACACCATGATCGCCATGGCCCGCTCGTGGGTGAAGACCACCCGCGGGATGCCGACCGAGGTAGGCACGACCGGCACTTCGCCGAACTCCGGCCGGATCTCGGGGAAGTCGTCGGCGTACAGCGGGGTGCTCTCGGCGTAGCGGACCGCACCCGAGGTGGCCGCCCCGCCGTTGCGCAGCACCGAGTCCACGATGAACTCGTTCTGTGTCAGGTCGAGGATGAGCTGCGGAATCGTCAGGGGATCCTTCAGCAGCTCAGCGACGGTGATTCTCGGGCCATCGCTGTACCCGCGGACTGCGGTCGGCATAACTCAGCTCCTTGTCAGAAGATCCGGGCCCGGCCCAGGTAGAAGGAGGCGGCACCCTGCCCGCCGATCTGCTGGGTGAGCTGCCCGGCGGCAACCCCGCCGGGGGCAGTGCAGATGCCGACCACCTGGTCCGACGCCGGGCCAGCGCCCGCCGGTCCGACCGTGCCGTTGGCGGTGCAGAGCAGCTTGATGCCCTGGGTGCAGGCCGCGGAGTACCACACCCAGATGTCCACGCCGCCGTAGTAGACCGACACGTAGTCGGTCAGGACCGAGATGTCGATCAGCGGCTGGCCGTAGGTGTTGGGGGCTCCGGTCTGGGCCGCGATGACGTTGGCGTCGTTGCCCGCCACGCCGAGGCAGTGGACGCTGGCCGCACCCGCGGGCTTGACCGTCAGGTCGGTGGTGCCCGCGGTGAACGTGGTGTTCTCCACCAGCTGCCCACCGTAGATCAGCGTGCTGACCTGGTAGTTGGCCGGACCCTGCTTGTAGTGCGGAAGCACGGCGCTCATAGCCGGTTCCCCTTCTCTCAGGACGAGTTGCTGACGCCGACGTTTTCGCCGAGCTGGTCGCGTGGTGCGGTGATGCGCATGTTGCCCGCGCCGATGGCGGTGATCTCGGCCGCGGACAGCTCGACCGTCTGGCCTTTCTTCAGCCGCCGCTCAGGGTGCTGGTAGTCGGTGGCCGCGATCGTGACGTCCGCGGTCAGCACCTGGCGGCTCACCGGGTGATCCCGAACATCTGGGCCTCGGCCCGCGAGACCACGCTGTTGCGGGCCTGGGCCGCCGCCGTCTCGGCGCTGTCGTCGCCGTCAACCGGAGTGCCCAGCTCGACATCGAGGCCGAGCTGGTCGGTGATCTTGGCGTACTCGGTGAGGATCTTGCGGACGATCTGCCCGGCGTCCACCGACTTGCCGCCGGACAGGTCCACCACGTGGCCCGCGCCTTCGAGCAGCGGCTGGGCCAGGTCGGCGATGAACGGCGGGGTGCCCGCGGCCACCAGCGTGCGGCGCTCATTCACCCAGCGCTCGTGGTCGAGCTGGCCGGTGATGATGCCGAGCTGGCGGCTGTTCTCGTCGCTGGTCGCCTGGGCCAGCTCGATCGCCATCTGGTCTTCAACCGCGAGCCCGGCAGCCACCGGCTCGGGCTCACCCTCATCGAGCAGCCCGGCCGCGTCCAGGGCCAGGGCTTCCTCGACCAGCGCGTCCAGCTCTTCGTCGGACAGCTTGTCTTCGCCGCCGTCGCCGTTCAGCTGGTCTACCGCGCCGGGGGTCAGCTCGCCGGGCAGCTGCGAAACCAGCTGGGCCAGCTTGGCCGGGTCCAGGTCCAGCAGGGCTGCCAGCCGGGCCTTCTGGTCTTCGTTCAGCTCGGGCATCTCGCTGTCCTCTCCGGTGTATGAGCCGCTGCTGAGGTCGTAAGTGACGTCAGCGACGTTGGATGCTTCGATCGCCTGCCAGCCGCCGAGCCCGGGGATCCGGGGGTCGAGCGTGGCGAGCACGTGCTGGATGGCTTTGGGGAAAAACTTGCCGTCGGAGCGGGAGTAGCCCTCCACGATCCGGGCCGAGACACCCAGCTTGGGGTTGGCGGTGAGCACGGCCTCGCCTTGCTCGGTCGGGTCCACACCGACCCACAGCCCGTCGTTGCGCAGCTCCATCGCCGAGATCTGGCCGCCGAACCGCTCCACCGCGTTGGTGTGGCGGTTGTCGGCGTCGGCCAGCTGCAGGGGCACCTGGTCGTAGGCGCTTTCATTGAAAGCGCTCACCAGCCCCTGCAGATAGTCGGGGGTGAACGACAGCTTCCGGCCCTTGTAGTCGATGTCGCCGACCGGCAGCAGCCGCTTCCACCACCGCCTGTTGGACAGCTCGGCAGCTGCCGTGCTGTACGGGGTGAGGATGGCGGCTGCGGCGGTCATCTACTTGCCCGCCCCCATGTTCTCGGCGCGCTTGGCGAACGCCATCGCGCGGGCCTCGGGGAAGCCGCGGGCCTTCAGCTTCTTGTAGATGGCCTTGCCCTTGGCACCGAGGCCGTTGCTGCCGGTGTCATCGGCGTCGTTGTCGGTCGTGCGGGGCCCATCGCTGGCGCCAGCCACCGGGGTGGCAAGCGTGCGGATGGCCTCGATGCCGTATGCCTGCATCAGAGGTGTCTGCCGGGGAGCTGGCTGCAGTGGCTCCCCGGCAGACGCTGGCTTGTGCCGCTCGGTCAGGGCGCCCTTGTTGTGGGTGCCGATGATGTCGGCGAGCGCGGTGCGCTGGTGATTGCGTGGGGTCAGCGCCTTGCCCGCGACGGTGGCTACCCAGCCGCCCTGCTCAGTGCGGGTCATGGTGCCGATCTCGGCGCCGCCGTTGCGGTGCCGGATGATCACGTTGCCTTCCTCGCCGCGGGACACGATGATGTCGCCGGGTGAGCTGACAGGCTGGATGGTGGGCATGGTGAACTCCAGTGCCGGTCCGGTGTTGGAGGCCTGCAGCCACGAGCCCTTGATCCTGCCCGCGCGGCCGACCGAGGGAGCGGTGCGGATCAGTAGCTTGCGCAGCGCCTCGCGCCGGGCGGGGCTGCCGACACGGCCGACCGCTTTGAGGGCGTCGTCCCAGTTCTGGCCGTTGCCGATCGGGAAGCCTGGCCGTCCGCCCGGCTTGGCCGGTGGCAGAGCCCGGCCCGCCTTCAGCAGCTGCTGGCGGCCTGCCGTCTTCGTCGCCGCCTTGCCACCGGGCAGCCTGCCGTAGCCTCCCGGCTTGGCGGGAGCCGGGCTCGGGCCCTTCATCGTGGCTGGCTTCCCAGAGCGGAACATGCCGGGTCCAAGAGCGCCCATGAGGAAGTCGCCCACAGTCATGTTGGCCTGGCGCTGTGGCGGCTTGCGGGTGCCACGGCCGGGGGTGCGGGAGGCGATGCCGCGGTGCATCGCGGCCAGCTGCAGGTGGTGGGTGCGTTCGGCGGGGGTGGCCGACTGGTACTTAGCCGCAGCCGCGTGCAGCTTGGCGGCGGTCAGGTGCTGGTAGTCGGATGCCTTCTTGCCGCGCAGGGATGCGGTTACCTTGTCGGCGACCTGGCCGATGTTGCCCGAGTGCCGGGCGTTGGCGTCACCGAACCCTCTGGTGACCAGCTTGTTGGTGCGCGTCCTGGACGCCGTGCTGGCTGCGTGCTGCTTAGCGATCTCGGTGTTCTCCAGGCCGCGCATGTGCTGGCGCCCGCGGACGGCCTGGGCGTTGTCCATCTCGGCGGCGCCGCGGAACCGGGCCGGGCCGAGCGCCTTCATCTTGGCCGAAGCCGGGCGCAGGGGCGGCTTGGTTACCCCGGCGCGCTTCTCTTCCGCATTCTCCAGCCCGCGCATATGCATGCGGCCGGTGACCGGCTGGCCGCCCTCGCGCAGGATCCAGCCGTGCCGGTAGCGGTACGGCTTACCGGTGCGGGAGTTGACCCCACCGGCTAGGTCGATCTGGTCGGATGACAAATGCCCCGCCTCTGCGCAGGAGGCTGACACCGGGCGGGGATCCGGCACTGTTGGGGCTGATGTTACATGCGGGGAGGCTGTGGTGCGAGATCAAGTCTGGGATTTAGACATGGAACGGCCCCCGCCCGGGTCCAGGGCAGGGGCCGGTCTCTATACGGGGGTCAGCTGATCAGGGACCGTTGCTGCCGAACCCGACGGGAGAGAAGTTCTCGTTGGCTCCGGTACCGGCTCCCGCCGAGCGAGCCTGAACCGGCGAGCCGGAGGTGTCCCCGATGATCCTCATAGCGAATCCGGTTGCCTGGTTGATCCAGACGACGTTCCCGGTGGTCCCGGTGACCGGCTTCCAGATCTGGTTCCTGGCTCCGGTGTAGCGCTCCAGCCGGAGCTGGCTCTGCGTCCCGCCGGTCTCGGTGATGGCCAGGTTCGTTGAGGGGACCTCGCCGCGGGGGTCGAACCTGAACACCTTGTCCGGGCCGCCGCTGCCGCTGCCACCGCTGGCGGGCGGGGTGGCCAGGAAGTCTTCGTGGCCGTTGAGCCCGGGTGTGTTCGCCACGATCCGGGTGCCTGCCGCGGCCCCGGCGATCGTGCCGCTGACCGCCAGTTCCAGCGGGGCGGTCTGCGCTGACTTCTGGCCACCGCAGGAGTCACTGGCGGCATTGCCGCATGCGTTGGTGATGGCCCCGGCCGGGATGGCAAGTGCCACCAGTCCGGCCGTGGTCAGTGATGCCGCGAGCGGCACCAGTGCCATGATCCTGATCCTCTTCATGGAGCAGCCTTTCCCGTAACAGGTGAATGCTTATGCCCCCGACAGTGTGACAGACGCGCTTACGCCCCGTGAGGTTTACCGGGCATCGTGCTTCATGACCACCAGGTCGTAGTGCATCGGCCGGGCGATCACCACCCAGTGGGCACCGCGGACCGGAGCGGCCAGGCTGTTGACGGTGATCAGCACAGCGCCCGGTGCCAGCTGGGCCTGCACCGCCAGCTCCAGGTCGATCTCGGCCTGAGCGTCGGACAGCGGGTGGTTGAGGAAGACGATCCCGGCGCCGGAGACGTCGGTGGTGCGGACGTCACCCAGCTCGACCGGCGCGGTGAGCCGCTGCGCCTCGGCCAGGTAGTCGGCACAGTTCTCGATGCCGCGCGCTTCGAGCCCCATCACCTCGGCGGCCAGGCATTTGGTGCCAATCCCGGCGCCCAGCTCCAGGTAGGGCCCCTTGCTGTAGCCCATCGCCAGGTGCAGCAGATTCAGAAACCTGGTGAACGGGTAAGGCACCCAGCCGATGCAGCCCGGCTGCACGTCCTGGCGTGCCTTGCGCCACCAGTCGCGCTCCAGCTGGGCCCAGGTCTCCGGCGCGTCAGAGCAGGCGGGAGACACTGAGCCCGGCGTCCTGGATCTCGCGCAGCTCCTGTCCTTCCGCGCCGCGGGCCAGCTCGTTCAGCTGGCCCTTGCCCTGCTGGGCGCGCTTGTCCGGGTCATCGAACACCCAGCGCACGATCTCCTGGGCCTGCTGCCCTTTCGGCGTCGTCATTGGGGTGCCTTCTTCCACATATTGACCAGCTCCTGTGCCCTGGTCATCACCTTGACTGGATCCTCGGTACTGTCTACCGGCCAGGCAGCCTCGATCTCCCCGGTCAGCTTGTCAGCGACTGTCTGTGATGGGATCCACTTGGCGTTATCAGGCACCCCCATCGCCCGCATGATCTGGCGGGCCATCGCCGGGAACTTGCCTGCCGCTCCTTCGCGGTTCACCTCGTCGGACAGCTCGATCGCCCGCAGCACTCCCGGCCCGCCGGGGTAGTCGGGGTCCAGCCCCTCGAAGCGGGCCACGCCGTTCACCCACGCCTGGGCCGCCCGGGTCTCCCAGCCGTAGTGTCCCCAGGCGTCATCGCTGGCCACCCGGGCTGGGTGGGTGCGGATCTGATCGGCGTACTCGCCGAGGGTCAGGCTGCGGGCGTCGGACGGGTCTACGCCGAGGGTGTGCATGAAGTCAACGATCTTGGCACGCATCTCCGGGTAGGGCTGCTCATAGGCAGCAGCCGCCGCAGCCAGCTGGGTGGCGATCTCCACCTTGTCCATCGGGTCACGCCAGAATGCGTACCTGGCTGCGGTCAGCGCGGTGTACCCGCCCATCGTGCCCGGCTTGCCACCCAGCTGACCGGCTTCCTTCTCCAGGCTCATCAGGGTGCTCTGGTTGTCGTACATCGCCTGGGTGCTGAACTTGGCCTCGACCGCAGCCGGGTCCGGCACGGTGATCACCGTCGTCGGCCGGTCGGCGAGGCCGACGGACTCCAGCCACTGCGGCATGTGGTGCACGGTGCCCAGCTCGGTGAAGCCTTCCTCGGCCCGGCTGACCCGGTAGCGCCTGTACGCCGCCTGGTGCTTGTCGGTGTCAGCGCCTGGCTCAGCCGGGGCGGTCTGAGACTCCAGGTAGCTTGTCAGCCACGCCTGGTCACCCCGGTGGTCCTTGCCAGACCGCTGCAGGAAGCCGCGGGCAACGAGATCATCCAGCTCGGCCTCGGTGATCTCCGGGGTGCCCTTGTCCCGGTAAAGGTTGATGTTGGCCAGGCTGGCGATCGAGGTACGGCCAGACGTCTCCTCGATGCGCCGCACCAGGTTGGCCAGCCGCAGGATCTCGTCATCGCGTGGAGTCCGGCCGCTGCGGTCGTGCGCCTGGCTCAGCGGCGCCTCGACCCCGTGGATCAGCTCGTGCAGCCCGACGGCCAGCTCGGGCGCCGGGGCTTTCGTGGTGGTGCTCAGCTGGACCGGCCCGGTGGAGTCCAGGATGTCCCGCACTGATCTGGCCGTGCCGTCGGACATGGAGAACTCGCCGTGCCAGCCCATCGAGGCAGCCACCGACGGGTCATTGGCCTGGTCGAAGATCAGGACGTCGCCGTCCCACTTCTCGGTACCGTCCTTACCACCCAGCCAGTGCGGTGCCTGCTGGGCAGCTGCCCGGTTGACTGAGGCCATCCGGTCGCCGAGCGTGTTGGCCTGTGTGTAGTGCTCTTCGATCGCCTGCCCGAGCAGCCGGTAGCTGTTGGCCGCCGAACTCCGGCCGTGTGTAGGCTGGCCGCCCTTCAGTGAAGCCTCGGCCGCGTAAGCCGCCTCGCCCAGGTGCCTGACGGCGCCGCGCCAGTCGTCGGCCTGCAAGGCCTGTCCCGCCCTGATCAGCTCCAGCTGGCGGAAGTTCTGCGTCGTTGAGTTACCGGCGCCGTGTGGTGCTCGCTTGATCATCGTGTCCAGCTTGGCGGCCAGCTGCTGCTTGCTGTACCCGGCGCCAGGGATCACCTGCGTGCTGACCGCCGACCGCACCCACTCCCCAGCTCCGGGCATGCCCTTGGGGATCCGCAGCTCGTGCAGGAACGCGGGCTCGCCCAGCTGGATGGCCAGGCCGTCGGCCGGGCAGCCGCAGTGCGGGCAGGTGTCTGAGTTGGAGAAGTTCCACCCAGACTCGACCTGCCGGATCACCCGCAGCGGCTTCCGGGTGAGGTACGCCTTTCCCGCACTTGTCGTCGCGGACTCATCCAGCTCGGCATGCTCATGATCAGCGGGCTCTACCTGGTAGATGTGCGGCTCAGCGCTCCCCTGCCTGACCTGGTTCTTGTGGTATGCCGCTACCCCCGCATACTGCCTGGCGTGCTGGAGACTGTCGGTGTAGTACACATGGCCTTTGCGGACCCTGGCGTCGGGGTAGTTGCTCTGGCGGCCTGGTGTGATCAGGTCGCCGGGTTGCAGCACCACGTCAGTCCCGTGGTACCACTCGCCGGTCGCCGGGTCGCGGGGCTCATGCTGCCAGGCAGCCAGTTCGGTGGCGGGCTCGTCCAGCTGCTCATACCAGCCGCCGGTTGCCCGCAGCGGCGGGGAGACCGCCCGCACCCGGTCAACCGGGATGCGCTGGCGGGTGCGCAGGTAGTCGTCGGCCCGGATGGTGAACCACTTATCCTCGGGCCGGACCTCGATCTTGACCACCCGGCTGGGGCCCTCACGGGGCAGGTAGCTGACCGCGCTGGTCGGGTCCACCGCGGCGTTGGTTCCTTCCAGCTCGCTGATCGTGCCGCGGCGGTCGCTGGCGAGGTAGCCGCGCCGCTGGGCCTGCTGCCACTCGGCCTCGCTGATGCCCCGGTAGACGTGCTGGATGGGCTCGGTGCGGAACGGCTGCGGGTTCATGTACTTCAGCGAGTTGTAGCTGGGGCTGTACGGGTCGCCGTGGTCGATCACGTCGAATGTCGGCGGGCCCTCGATACCCAGAGACTCGTTGCCGTGCTGGGACTCCGGCGGCCGGGTCACCCGGCGAGACAGGCCGGAGTTCACCGGCCAGCCGCTGCGGGGGTGCTTGACCTGGATGGCTTCGAGCTGCTGGGGGTGGAACCACTCCTGCAGCGCGCGGTCGCGGCCTTCCCAGCCGCCGCCGCCCAGCGGGATCCACCGGCCCGTATGCGGATCCCGCGGCTCGGCTGAGTTGTACGCCAGCTCTAGTGCATCATCACCGAGCCCGGTGGGCATCATCCCGGTCATCGCCATCTCCCTGGTCTGCCTTCATGGTACCCCGCCGCAGCTGGGCTGACAGGCTGCCGGTGTCGGCAGCTTCCAGGGCGATCTCGTGCTCCTGCTGCGGGGACAGGCCGGGCTGCAGCCGGTCGGCCTGGGTGCGCCACTGGCCGGGGCCCTTGAAGTGGGTGCTGCCCTGGTCGTTTGCCATCGTCACCGTCTCTGCCACGTGTGGGGGCCAGTACCCGTTGCCGTCGGCGAAGTTGTAGGCCCCGCCGATCGCGTGGGTGTAGGCACCGACCGCCTCCACATCATCCAG